AAAATTTTGTTTTGCAGGCTTACCTTCTGGATTTTCAACAGAACCTTGTTGAGCAGGTTGACCTTTGAGTTTCTTCATTGGCTCAGAACCTACTGGAGGTGTTGCACCAGGAGCAGTTGCTGTAGGAGCACCTTTGGTTGCATCTGGACCAGCATCTGTTGTTTTGGTAACTTCTGTACCAATATCGCCAGCTTCTTTGGTGCCATAGGCAACATCGCCTGTTAATTTTTGTGGTTTATCTTGGCCAGATTTCTTACTTGCAACAGATGCAGAAAGAATCTCTTTAGCGGCTTCGGACAGATTAAATTTTCCCATTTTAAAAATCTCCTTGATTTATATTGGATATTTATATTTAAAGTTTTTTTACGAGTGATTCCCAAATGCGTAGACTCACTTCTTCAATTTCCCGTTTTGAAGCCTTTTTAATTGCTTCTCTTGCTTCAGAAAACTGTTGTTCTGTCCATACACCATTGATTAACACCCATTCTTTGCCTTCCATGATTCCGTGTACGAAAGCATTAGGAGCAGAGGGGTCTGCTACAATATCTGCCGCTGTGGCTAGATGAAAATCATCTTGAACTATGTTTACACCATTAACATTTTTAAGAGAACCCATACCACGAGAGGATACACCAATTTGTGCACCTCCTTCGATCAGGCTCTTAACAATGTTACCCATAGGGGTGTCAAGAATCTTTGCTTTGCCTATCCAATCATTACCTTCTTGACGGAGGCCCACAACCATGTGTGATACTCTATCGAGATTGATTGATGGTGTATCTGGATGACCCAGCTCACCAAAGGCACGATTTTTATTAATATATTGTTCTGTGTATCGTTCTACTTCTTTGGCCATAGTTTCTTTTAAATATTTACGGCCATTACGGTTTACCACTTCTGATTGAAGAAATGGACCTTCAATGTATAACGATTTCTTGCCGTCTTTTTCTTCAGCAAGATAACTTAATGTTTCGGTGACTTCTGTAATTAACTTCATTGTAGCCCCATTGCCTTTCTTTTTCTTAAAGATATCATTCTTTTTCTTAATGATTGCTTTAACTTACTTCTTCGTTTAAATTTTGACCGCCTAGCTGCCATTTTGCGGTGCCTACGTTCTTGAGCAGACATTCTCATTAGTCTACCAGCACGAATCGTATAACCTGGTACCGCCGACTTCTTAATTCTCCTTTGAATTTTACCTTTACGGAATCGTACACGGATAAGCTTTGTTCTACCTATCTTTTGTATGTTTCCTTCAGTTAATTCAGTAGCTAAACGCTCTTTAATCTGTTCTAATTTTTGAAAAAACAGATGTTGGATGTGTTTATCTAATATTTCTTTTGCTTCTACCAGATTATCAGATAATAATTTGGTAATAAAATCTTTCATTATGGTTTTAAGCCGTAATTGCCGTAGTTAAACGCTGCAGGATCATTAAACTGACCACGTTGATAGTATTCGTTTTCTTTGCGTAATTCTACAATAATAGTATAACTGTCGTTTGCAGCCATACCACGAGTTAAAATACCTATATCTCCGTTACATCCTGAGGTGCCTTTTGCATTATTTGGAATGGTTGTCCAGTTACCTGCACCATCATATTCTCCGTTACCATTCATTATTACTAATGGGATGTTTGTGTCTGCTTTCCAAAACAATTGAACATCTCCACCAGCAGCACAATCATACCATAAACGATGTAAAGTTAGGCCGTAATATGATTTTGCTGAACCACCAGAACTCAATAAACCTGGTGTTGTATTTGCATTTAAAGCGCCATATAATGTGTTTGCCGCAATACGAGCATTATTAGATTCTTGACCAGAACCATCAAAAGATGCTGTAAGTTTAATTATAACATGTTCTGTAGTATCTTTAATTACTTGATAGGTGAATGCGTTTGCCATTTTTTATTCCTGTTTAAATTCTTCTGGTATAGAAGCTGACCACATCATCGCTTCATATGGTATTGTTACATATTTATTAATTTTATCCACATAATACAACGCCACTCTTTGTCCGTTAGGAAACTGCCTAACAGACTTACGTTTCATAATTAAAACGTTAGGCGGATCTTGTTCAGCCTTATTGTTTTTTTCATAAAGATTATAAATTTCTTTAATTGTTTTCAACTTCCTGGCTTTCAGAATGTGGTGGTTCAACAGCAACGTCTTGAGCGGTGGCCATATTATCATCTACTGGATTTAACATATTCCTAGCGATAGTTTGTTTCTGTGCATCTAGATGTGCCATTACTCTATTTTGTATATCACTATACAAAGCGTCCCGCATTTCTTTTGCGTTATCATTATAAGCGTAATCAACAATTGCTTTTGTATTTTCCATTATTTTCTCCATTCAAAATATTTATAGTATTTGTTTCAATTTACCAAATGTGCCTATTGTATCTTCTTTTTTAACTTTTGACTGCTGAGCCGCTTGATCTGCGGCCTGTTGTTGAAGATCCATTTGGTGTTGTTGGTCAGCTGGATTTTGTGGTTGAGCAGGCACTTGAGATAACATTTGTTGTTGTGCCACATCATTTGTAACACCAACCGGCAAACCAAGACCCATTTCTTTTTCTGCATCAATTTCTTTCTGCATTTTTTTAATCTCATCATCATTAAGACGCAACACGTTTCGTTGAATCCATGCTTGAGAAAAATAACGACCAGTATATGGGTCAACAGAGCCTAATAACTGCAGTCGATTGGTCATTAATTCGGCATCTTTAAGTTCACTAAAGTTGTTATCTTTAATGAAATCATAATGTATATGTTCTTTAAATTCTTTCCATTCATCAGCAGTACAAATGCCTTTTAAAACACATTGTACTCTTAATGCTTGGTCAAAAATATCAGAAAATTTATTACGAACTCTTTCAACAAATTTAGCAAACTTTAATTCATCACGGGTAACTTCTGCTACACGACCAATTGAAAAACCTTGATTTGGTTCTAAACGAGAAATTGGTACTGAAAGTGATTGATATAATTTCTTTTGAAAATACTTAACATCTTCTAATTCACCTAAGTTTTGTCCGCCAGGTAATGTTGTAATTTCTGTGCCTTTTCCACCTTCACGGCGAGGTAACCAAAAATCTTCCATCATTGATAAAAACTTACGGTCATCACGAACTTCACCTGTGTTGGCATCATAGACAAGTTTGTTTTTATACTTGACCATAATATCACGGAGGTATTGTTCTGCCTTTAATTTTGGAAGATTACCCACATCAATGTAAAAAATACGGCGCTCAGGGGCACGGCTAATACGATATATGACAGTAGCATCTTCTATCATCCTCAATTGATTGAGTGGTTTAATTGCTTTGTGTAAGTATGATAATACAACAGCACGGCGTGAATCCATCAAACCAGAAACTACTGATAAGATAGAATCTGTGGTAATACGAACACCTACAGGACCATAATTGGTAGAAGAACCAGTAACCACTTTATCATTGTAGATGTAATATTCATTTGCTACATGAACAATTTCTGCACCAGTTTTTTCGTCTTTTTGTTTTCTTAATTCACGGACTTTTCTAAGTTTGCGTGGATCAATATAACGTAATTCTTTGATACCTTCAATTGGATTATCTTTATTAATAATAATATTATAATATAATCTACCATCAATATAATAACGGCGGAAAATATCTTGTGCCATGTTATTATAATTTAATAATTTTAAAATATTTTCAAATTCATCTTTAATTGATTTTTTAATTTTTTCTGGCTGATTTAAATTATCCAAAACAATATTTGTAACTCGACCATCATCATCAGTAACAATAGCTTCATTAACAATATCGTCAATTGCAGACTCAATTTCTGGCTGCATAGCCATTTCACGATAACGAGAAATAAGTTCTACTTCATTTTTTGCTGTGCCGTCTAGGTCAACATATGTGCCATAATAAGCGGCTGACTGAATAGTTAATGCACCATCTTCATTAGCAGGTGTTGTAAAGGATGGTTGCGCAGACTGATCACTTTCGGATTTATCCCGAGCGATTGTAAAACCAAAAAGAGAGAATTTATTAGCTGCCATATCGTTTATTTTTCCAATTCAATTAAACATAATGAGGGACCGAAGTCCCTCGAATAAAAACATATTAAGATGTTGTGTCTGATTCCCAATATTGGAATGCAAAAGTTGCTGCATATTCTTCAATAGAATCATTTGAACCCCAATCTAAATCGATTGGTGCTACATCTACCGGGAACAAACCAACAAACTTATATTTTTTCAACTCTTGTCCAGCTTTACCGTATTGTGTAACCACCGCATCAACTGAATAGTTTGATGGATTTACAGCTGCAGCATTTCTTATGTTAGTTGTATGACTGTTGATTGAGTTCATCCAAGATTCTAAAGAATTACGGATTAAAAAATCTTCATCATTAATAATTTGTAATGTCCAGTCTGTAAATGTACGATTGCCAGCAAACTTTAATTCACGACCAAAATAATATAAAGGAAAGCTATTGATTGTTGAACCAGGCAACTGTGCTGTTTTGGCCATAAAAGTTACTTTTTGGCCAGCGATTGCACCGTTTGATACTACTGCTGGGAATGTTAAAGAGACCTTAAATAGATTGGGACGGGCACCGTCACCAATCATATTTGCTCTAAATTCTGCTACATTGAATGCCATTTAATTTCTCCTATATCTTAGTATTTATTAGACAGCACCAACGACTGTTGTGAAGTCAACACCAGTTCCAACAGCAACAAAGTTTAATTGGATGAAATTGACTGAACGAGCAGGTTTGATGTAAATATCACCAACAAATTGATTAGAATCAATAACTTGTGGTGTATTATTTGTAGTATCACACACAACTTTAAAGTCGGTAATACCACGGCGTCCTTGAATATCTCGTAGGAAAGGCGTTACTAAACCAACAAACTGTGCACGTGTGAACTCATCATTAAATTCAAACAATGAATACTTAGCGGCTTCTGCAATTGCTTTTTCAAGTACAATAAACAATCTGCGTACATTGATACGGTCAAACGCTGAAGGTTTAGCTTGCAATGTTTTATCACCAAACAATACAATACCTTGACCAGGGAAAGAAACAACTGGATTAACACCAGCAGCATAAATTGTATCACGCTGAGTTTTGTTTGGATTCCAAATCAACTTGACTGCATTTTTAACTGAACCACGATTAAATCCAGCAGGAGAATACCATGGATCACGAACTGTATCTGTGTTTACACAAAGACCAGCAACGTCACCGTTTAGTGGTACAAAACGATATGTGCTATTGTATTTGTCATACATGTATTTCCAACCAGAATCAGCAACAACATATGAAGATGAACGATCCAAAGATGTTAACCATGTTGTAATTCCAGTTGTTGGCTGTAATGTGTTAACAGAATCAACTGAAGTTAACGGTGGAGAAATAAACGCCACACAATCTTTACGAGAACCAACAACATTGTCAATAACATATTGTTGTAATTCTACAGGTGCATTACTTGTAATTGCTAAAGATATATTTGTTGTATCTTTATTAGCAAACAAATCCCAAGCTTTTTCGTGTTCGCCTATGGTTGGAGTACCATCTAAACCGCCAGCCAAACTATATGATACGTTGGTTGTCAAATTAGCAAACGTTGTGTTGGT